GGCCTACCGGCTGGAGCTGAAAGTGGTGGCGTGGGGCGAGGCCATGGAGTGCTGGGTCATCGATTACCACGTCATTCATGGGTCACCCGCTGAGGTTGAGACCTGGGAGAAGGCCGACGAGCTGCTCAAGGGCCGGTACAGGCACGTCAGCGGCGCCATGTTGACAATCAGCGCCACCTTCATCGACTCCGGTGGTTCCAACACGCAGGACGTGTACAACTTCACGTCCGAGCGCAAGCGCCGTAACATCTTCGCCATCAAAGGCCACAGCCGCCCCAACCGCCCGATCCTCAGCTCCAAGCCCAGCCTGGTGGACATCACCTGGAAGGGCAGCACGAAGAAGAACGGAGCACAGCTCTGGTTTGTGGGACCCGACACCGCCAAGGACTACCTGCAGGCCCGCTGGGCGCGCCCTAGCGGACCCGGCGCAGTGCATTTCAGCCGCGATTTGCCCGAGAGCTATTACAAAGGCCTCACCGCCGAGTACCGCACCTATGGTTACAAGCGCGGCGTCAAGGTGAGCTGGTGGGAAAAGAAAAAAGGCGAAGCGAATGAGCCACTGGACTTGATGAATTACAACCTGGCCGCCGCCTATTTTCTGGGCCTGCACAAAAAAACCGAGCACGGCTGGGCCTCATTGCGCTCTCGACTGGTGCCCCAGATGCTGGACCTGTTCGCCCAGGAGCCCGAAACGCCAGTAGAAACACACATAAGAAACCCAGCACCGGTCACACCACCACCTGCAGTGCACACGTTTGTACAGCGGCCCGCCCCCGCCGTTATACCTAAGGTTGTCAACGGCCGGATCTCACTTTCAGGACTTCGCAGGGGTAATAGATGATGCGCGAAAAATTCGATTTCTCTGCCCTGGAGCCCGACATCGTGGCGCTGGTCCTGCAAAAGGTCATTGCCATGTCACCCGGGTTCAGTGAGGCCTTGGCCCGTCAGATTGAGCAGGAGGTGAAGGAAGTACACGGCGGGCAGCGTCTGTTTGTGCCCAAGGGGGTGAAGCGACTCACACCAGAACAGCGCAAGGCAGTCTTTGACGATGGCCTCACGACAATGGATACAGAAGCGCTCATTGATAAGCACAAGATCAGCCGCCGCACTCTATACAGAGTGATGAAGGAGGGGGGTGGGCGTTTTTCTTGACAAGTAGTGCCAATTTGCCCTATTTGGCACAGCCCATATTTGGGACAGTCGGCTCCTACATTGGAGCCGATGCATGGCCGGAATTTCCCTTTTACAAGCTCAAACCCAACTCAACGCCTACCTGGCTGCTGAAACAGCTGTGCTGGCGGGGCAGAAATACGAAATCGCAGGGCGCATGCTTATGCGTGCCAACCTCGCCGAGATCCAGGCAGGCATCGATACCTGGAATTCCCGTGTAATAACCCTGACCAATAAGGGCAACGGTCGCAGCCGTGCACGCACCGTGGTGGCAGGCGGATGAAAACCCAAATGCGCAGCCAGCGCACTGGCGCCAACACCGCAATGCCGCCGCCCGCCGTTGGCGGTCAAAACTTTCTCGATAAGGCCATTGCCTACGCCTTCCCTAAATTTGCCGTCGAGCGCATCAAGGCACGCAGCCAGCTGGCAGTGTCTGGCGCGTATACCGGTGCTCGCATTGACCGCGCCCAGCTCTCCCGCTGGTATCCGCAAGCGGGCTCACCCAACAGCGACACCATCTTTGATCTGCCAATCTTGCGCGCTCGCTCGCGTGACCAGATGCGCAACGCGCCTGTGGCATTGGGCGCACTCAACACCAAGGTCAGCAATGTCGTCGGCACCGGCCTGACTTACACCCCAGCCATTGATGCAGAGTTCCTTGGCCTGACGGATGAGCAGGCTGAAGAGTGGCAAGACGATGTCAAGCGCCGCTTCAAGGCCTGGGCCGAGTCCCCTGATTGCGATGTTGCGCGCCAGCTCGACTTCTATGGAATCCAGGAGCTTGGCTATCGCAGCCACCTGGAGTCTGGCGATGCCATGGTGCTCACGCCGCGCATAGCCCGCGCCGGCAAGCCAGCGCGCCTGGCGCTGCAGCTCATTGAAGCCGACCGCGTCTGCAACCCCAATGGTGCTTCTGACAGCAACACCGTGATTGATGGCGTTGAGATATTCCCGCCCACGGGCGAGATGCTCGCCGTCCACGTTGCCCGTGAACACCCTGGCGGTCTGATCGGCAAGGGCAACACCTGGGACCGCGTCCCGGTGCGTGGCAGTGCTACCGGCCGGCGCAACGTACTCCACATCTTCAAGCCGCTGCGGCCCGGACAAATTCGCGGCGTGCCGATGATTGCGCCCATTCTGGAGCCGCTCAAGCAGCTGGGCCGCTGGTCCGATGCCGAGCTCAACGCCGCCGTGGTCTCCGGCCTGATGGCCACGTTCATTACCATGGAGCCGGATGCCTTCGACAGCCTGTATGACGAAGACGCGCAGGGTGCCATCATCGACAGTGCCAGCAGGTGGTCCGGAGAGATGGAGAGCGGCAAGGCCATCAATCTCATGCCAGGTGAAGACGTCAAGTCCACCACACCGGGCCGCCCCAACCCCGCATTCGATCCCTTTTGGCAGGCCATGGTGCGTCAGATCGGAATGGCCCTGGAGCTACCGTACGAAGTGCTGACCATGCACTTCCAAAGCAGCTACAGCGCTGCACGCGCCGCGCTGCTGATGGCGTGGAAGTCATTCCGCAGCAGCCGCGACCTGCTGGCCAAGACACTGTGCCAGCCCGTGCTGGAACTCTGGCTGGCCGATGAGGTTGCCGAAGGCCGTATTAATGCCCCTGGCTTCTTCAAGAGCGACATCGTGCGCGCCGCCTGGTGCGCCGCGATCTGGACTGGCGACGGCCCTGGGTCTATCGATCCGGCAAAAGAAGTTGATGCCGCGCAGAAGCGTGTCGATCTGGGCATCAGCACCAAACAGGCAGAGAGCATCGCCTTTGACGGAGTGGACTGGGAGCAAAAGCACGAGCAGCGCGTCAAGGAAATCAACGCCGAAAAGCGCGACGGCATCTACGTGCCGCCTGCTGGCAGTCCAGCGCCTGCCGCAAACACACCGCCGATGGAAGACGGAGCCCCCATTCCAGTGGCTCCCGGCGAGTAGGGCACGCATTGCGTTTACAGCAAGCCACCTACGGGTGGCTTTTTAACGCGCACCTATTTTTGAAGTAGTGCCAATTTGCCCTATTTGGCACAGCCCTATTTTGGGACAGTCACCTCCCATGAAGCTACTCGATGTTCTCACCGCTCCATGGGCCATAGAGCCAGCCAAGCTGCTCGAAATTCAGGCCATCTATGCCACCCACTTGCGCGGCGACAAGATCGACATCGCCGCCGTGGAGCAAAAACTGGGCCGCCCCCTGGCCAATGAGCCGCAGGCCTACGACATCATCGACGGCGTAGCGATCCTACCCATCGAAGGCGTGATCGCCAAACGCGCCAACCTGTTTAGCCAGATCAGCGGCGGTGTCAGCACCGAGCTGGTCGCACGCGATCTGCAGGCCGCGATGAATGACCCCGCTGTGCACAGCATCATCTTGTCCATCGACAGCCCTGGCGGCACGGTCGATGGCACGCAGACCCTGGCCAATGCTGTTTCTGCATCCACCAAACCCATCGTAACGCTGGCCAGCGGCATCATGGCCAGCGCCGCCTACTGGATTGGCTCAGCTGCCGATGCCGCTTACATCGTTGACAGCACCACCGTGGTCGGCAGCATCGGCGTCGTCGCCACGCACACCGATGTTTCCGCCTCCGAAGCGCAGCGCGGCGTCAAGACAACCGAGATCTACGCGGGCCAGTACAAGCGCATTGCCAGCTCCTACGGCCCGCTGTCTGACGCTGGCCGCCAAACGATTCAAGACCAGGTGGACTACACCTACAGCCTATTCGTGAGCGCCGTTGCCCAGCAGCGCGGCGTGGCTGATTCCAAGGTCCTCAAAGACATGGCCGATGGCCGCATTTTCATTGGGCAGCAAGCCATAGACGCAGGGCTGGTGGACGGTGTTTCCACTATTCAAGCGTTGGTGCAGCAGCTCAACCAGGACCGCACCAGCGGCTCTGTAATCGCCCGCGCCGGTGCCGCGCAGCAAACCCCAGTAACTCCCTCCATACAAGGAAAAACCATGTTAACTGCAGAACAAGTCGCGGCAAACCACCCGGAAGCCGCAGCCGCCCTGCGCGCCCAGGGTGCCACCACCGAGCGCGAACGCATCCAGGCCGTAGAAGGCCAGCTCATCCCAGGGCACGAAGCCCTCATCAACGGACTCAAGTTTGACGGCAAGTCCAGCGCTGGCGATGCCGCCATGGCTGTTAACGCCGCCGAACGCCAGTCCCGTGTCGCGCAGGCAACCGCTCTGGCCAACGACGCACCCAACCCGCTACCCATTGCGCCTGTGGCTGGCCACAGCGATGCGCCCAAGCCCGTGACGGTGAAGACCACGCACGCCGGGTTCCCGGTCGATGCCACCAGCGCAAAGCTCGATGCCGAAGCCAAGCGTTACCAAGCCCAACACCCTGGCACTGACTACCTCAGCGCCGTCAAAGCCATTCAACAAGGAGCCTAAACCATGGCCGCTACCAACGTATCCCTTTTGCAGATCAACCGCACCAGCGCCGCCGCGTTGGCCCAGTACCAGCCCGTGCAGGCATCCGGCGTCGCAGCTGTGGCCGCAGGCAATGCCCTCGGCTTTGCGCAGACCGCAGTGGCTGCAGCTGGTGCTCTGTACCCCGTAATTGTTGAAGGCACCAGCATCGCTATCGCGGGTGCTGCCATCGCTGTCGGTGCTGCCGTCGAAGTGCACACCACCGTTACGCAGGTGGTCACAAAAGCTGCTGGCATCGCCATTGGCCGCGCGCTCACCGCAGCCGCCAATGCCGGTGACCAGATCGAAGTTTTGATCATCCAACAGTAATCCCAGGAGCAACACATGTCCCAATTGAATCTCTCCCAAGTCCGCATTGTTGATCCTGTACTGACCAACGTAGCCCAGGGCTACGAACAGTCCGGCCTGGTCGGCGGCTTCCTGTTTCCGCAAGTGCCTGTATCCCAGCGCGGCGGCAACATTCTGACCTTCGGCAAGGAAGACTTCATGCTGTACCAGACAGCGCGTGCTCCAGGTGAAAACACCCGCCGCGTGCAGTACGGATACACCGGCTCTCCATTTGTGCTGATCGACTACAGCCTTGAAGGCCTGGTGCCGATTGAAAACTACCAGGAAGGCATGGCCAGCGCCAATGGCTGGAGTGTTGACCACATGGCTATGGCCATCAAGAAGACTTTGGCCATCATGGCGCTGCGCCTCGAATTCCAGCAGGCCGCCATTGCCCGCACTGCTGCGACCTACCAGGCTGCCAACAAGGTCACGCTGTCTGGCACTGCGCAGTTCTCTGACATCACGTCCGGCATCTCTAGTCCGGTCAGCGTGATCGAGGGCGGCAAAGAAGCCGTGCGCGCCGCTACCGGCAAGCGCGCCAACACCGTGGTTATGGGCGCTGCGGTCTTCCGCTGGCTCAAGGTGCATCCACTGGTTGTGGACCGCATGAAGTACACCGGTCGCGACATCGCTACGCCAGAGCTGCTGGCCAGCCTGTTCGACGTGGACCGCGTGCTCGTGGGCGACGCCATCTACTCCAACGACGCAGGCACAGCATTCATCGACGTTTGGGGCAAAGACGTGGTGGTGGCTTACACCAACACCGACACCGTTGCCGACATGGGCAAGCCATCGTATGGCTACACCTACAACCTCGGCGGCTACCCGCTGGTGGAGGTGCCGTACTTCGACCGCAATGCGAAGAGCTGGATCGTTCCGGTGACCCGCTCCGAAGCGCCCGTGATCGCGGCCCCCAACGCGGGCTACCTGATCACCAACGCGGTCGTCTAAGCGCAGGAGTAGCACCATGAAACTCATTGCACTCTCACCCATCGACCACGATGGTCAACGCTACGAAGAAGGCGACGAACTGGATGTAACCAGCAAGCCACAGGCCGAAGCGCTTGTGGCCTGCGGTGCCGCGCTGGCTTTGGGTGCTGCCAAGGCCGCCAAAGCCCTGGCAAAAGCCAAGGCTGCGCTCGAAGACGCCCAGGTCGCCTTCAGCAACGCCACGGAAGAAGGCCGCCCCGCAGCGCAAGCCGCGCTGGACCAAGCCCAGGCTGCTGTAGCTGCACTGGAAGCCTAAGCCATGCTGGTCGAAGACTTCACCGTGTATTTTGCCGACTTCGGGGTCAACGCCACCCTGAACGGCACAACCGTGCGTGCAATCTTCGACAACGGCTATGCCGTTGGCACTGTCGGCATGATGGGCGTCTCAACCAGCGGCCCGCAACTGCGGCTGGACACATCCGATGTACCCGCCAATCCGGTGGGTAAGCCGGTCGTGGTGGCGGGTCTCAATTTCACCGTTGCGGTCCATGACCCAGACGGCACGGGTCTCAGCACTCTGCATCTGGAGGAAGTGCCATGAGCAACACCACCCACCGCGCCGTGCGCGATGCCTTGATCGCTGCATTGCTGGCTGCCCCCGCGCTTGCTGGTGGCCGAGTTGTTGGCAATCGCCGCCGCCCCATGGCCGTGCAAGACCCAAGCCAGATCTACGTCTTTCTGGAAGAAAGCGTTTGCACCCGGCACATTATTGGCACGCTGGATTGGCAGACCCGCATCCGCATTGAGTGCGTTGCACGCACCGTCTCTGGCGCCAACAG